CACCCAGCCATATACGGTATCCCCCTTGATGTCACCTGCGGGTATGTTCAGGTTGAACCCATAGTCTTCGCAGCAGTTCTGCGCCATATCATACCCAACGAATACCATCGGGTCGTCCTGTATAAAGTTCACTTTCTGAGGCCACGGTTGCACACAGTCGAATATCTTAATCATAGGTTCCTCCATGTTATTGATTCTATTGTTCTCTGTAATACTCTAGTGTATAACGCTGGGCAAAACCTTTGCCCGAGAGACGAGTGACCAGGGACTGCTGGGGAGTGAGCCTAGAGAAACCATGATGAACTCCGGGAGCACTCCTGCCGATGTATCTACCATCCTTATAGTAATCCCAGAGGTATCCATCATAGCGTAGTACATATGTTACTATGGTAGGCATAGTAGCCACCAGACTCCCACTGTCAGTAGCGTGGGCACACTCATGGCGAGGCACAGCAGGAGTGCCTCAGCTATCCGTTGTATCATAAGGATTCCTCCAGTGTGTTCCAGAATACCTCAGCAACCACGGAATGCTTGGTGTTACAGTCGTTGCACCATACCCCAGACCCACAGTGGCGACACTTGAACTGACTCACAGGCACACCCCCTTGCGCCATGTGCTGAAGGCTTCCCTGAAGGTGTCATCAGCTACCAAGGACTCACGCCCGAGCATACGGGCAGCAGCACTAAGGCGGTCTGATGGGTGAAGGTCACTGAGGTCGGCTCTGAGGGTGTCAAGCAGGTGATATACGTTGGTGATCATAGGTTATACTCCTTCTTAATTTTGGTAAGTGCTAGCAGTAGCTGGAAGTCAGAATCGTTGACGTGCTCTGAGTAGAACCACGGTCGTGAGGACTGTGACTCGCTGAGTCGGGCCCAGAGATTCAACAGCTCCTCCTTAGACTCTATTGTAATCATGAGGTTAATAGGTTTGAATCCTACTGTAGGGATGGCCACTTTCATACGTACTCCTTTGGGGTGACAACAAGCATGGTTTCCGTGAGTTGCCACTGATACACGTGGCCACCCACGGTGAACTCACCGTGAGTTTCGCCACGTAGGATACGACTGATGATTCGAGAGGCGGCACGGGTGCCGTGGGTTCTAGCCACGGACTCCTCCATGCCTATCAGGATGTCACTCATGGTGCTCATGGGAGCACCTCAAGTGGGCCTGCGATTTCGATGGGCTGACCCATCAGGTGGGCCAGCTCCTTCCCGGCGGCATCGCCGAGGTGGTCGTAAGCGCGGTGACTACTTAAGGCCACCATAGCCTTGATCCAGCGGTCACCAGTGAGGGTGGCCAAGCGGTCGGCCATGGCCACTCTGGTGTGGGAACTGAGGCCAGCCTTGAGGCTGAGCCTGTAGTCTCTGCGGAGGTAGTTATAGGTGGTTCTGATATAAGTGCTCATGCTGCCACCCCCTGTTCGTAGCGCTGAAGGAGACTCTGGAGAGCCTCCAGATTATCCTTGCGACCACCGAGGCGGCCACGACGGATGGCGTCGATGGCCTCATGGTCGCGTCCAGCCAGCAGGACTTTGCCTGCGGCTATCTCGATGGCCCTGAGGTAGGCCTTGCGCCCCTGAAGGCAACGCTTCGGGGCTGATGCCGGGGCTGATGCCGGAGTGAAGCCGATGGGCTTCTTCGGCTGAGCCGGGGTGGGTTGATGGGACTGGGGTTGACCCCAGTCGGCTGATCTGATGACTGTGGCGTTACCCACAGTCTGGACTGATACTCCACCCTTGGTGGCTGATGCTGAGGAAGCTGATGCGAGGGCTGCGTAGCCCGGAGTTTGCCAACTGGTCATAATGATCTCCTAATGTCACACCAGACGAGGTGACCTATGTGTCCCTTGGCGTGACGAATGGTATCTGTGAGTGCCCAAAGCACAGCGATGGGCTGGCCTCATCAGCACGGGAATAACCCGTGGACACCCCGGATAATACCGGGGTGTTTCGGCCTAGTCTATACGGAACACCGTGAGTGTCCCGTTGTAACAACAGGGACACTCGGGGACGAATTCCCCGGGTTCCTGTGACCACTGGTTACCGCAGTGGTCACATCCCCACGTCTCAAGGGTGGGGGTGTTGGGGATGTTCATAGAGACACCCCCTGACATCCAACAATACGCCCCTGGTCGTCCCGGATTGCGGGCCCAGGGACGACCACATCATTCCGGTGGGGCACAGCCGCTTTGACTAAGCGGCTGACGATCAGCCATGTGCCTGACTTGGGTTCGGGGAGTCCCACGACTTCCCCGAATTCTTGCTCGGTGACACCGATGATGCCACCGATGTGTCCCCGGGCCACCTCGGTTTGAGTGCACCGGGCCAGTTGGCCTGATGGCGGAACGCTGACTCTGCCCCAATCGAGGCAGTGAATATCGACCTGGTGGGGTGTCAGGTTGACGAGCTTGCCGGTAGTAACCGGATCCTCAGCCCCACAGCTGGGGCAAGTAGCGAGTCCATGGACGCTATCGTCCACATTTACAGACCCACAGGTCTCACAGTTAATGATTCTAATCATGATAGTTCTCCTAATGACCCAACCAAAGACACTACGTGCGTAGGTCTGCTGGGTCTAGTGGTATTACCACCTGATAACCGTGAGTCAGGTGGTGGGCAAACAGGGGTCAGGAGTCGAACCTGATCTGTAGCCCGAAGGCTATGTTCCCGGAACCCCCGTAGTGGGTGCCACTCGTCACAGGGAGTGGCCACCTGATTACATCATACTTCGGCGGCTTACGTGTAATACCAGGGTGTGGCGCCGATGGACTATCCTGGTATCCCCTTGGTGTAGTACACCTGGTACCCCCTTGGCGACCCGTTATGCCTTTGGGTTGTGCAAGGTACCGACGTTTGTACGGGTTCAGATGATACAAGAGCCATCCACGGCTAACAACTGCATCACCAAATACAAACGACCATGCTAGTCTGTGTGCACGGTAACACGAGTAGATAACTGACAATTACGGTAGTCAGAATACCGTTGTATAGACTTTGTGTTATAGTCGCCCGGCGCTATACTGCCGACTTCCCTTGTGTTCAGGTGTAAACCCCGGTTAATCGCCGTCTTGCTAGCCCCCCTTCAGACTGCCCTATGCAGCGTATAGGGAACCTTTCAGACTTAAACCAGCGGTTTAAACCCTTGTGAACGATATAGTTGTCAAAGAAGAAGTAGTATAGAGTCTTTTTATCGCGTCAGTTGTAGACGCCGTGGCACCTACAACTGACTGTCGGGTTCATCGCTTGTCAGGTCTACAGGACGACTACCAGACTCTATACCCCGGGGTTACCCCTTGGCACATCATGCCAAGGACAAGGGGTAAAACCCCCCCGGGTTACTTCACTGTTTTTTCAAAGAACTACGGTAAAACTTCCGCCTTACCATATTATTATCTTACATTATTATTATCGGCATGTCAAGAAAAAACTTTAAGATGAAAAAAGTATTTTTTTGTATTACTGTAGCAGCACCCCGGGCACCACGCAAGAACTATACCAATGTTGCACTGCAGCAAACTGGGGGCCACAGGGTACTAACGTGCACCCCTGTTCATGCGGGTTCTGGCGTTTTGCCCCGTGCGTGACTGCAGTTGAAACAAAAAGGGGCAACCTATGTTACCCTACTGTTTTACCCCGTGGAGCTTACCACGGCCTACGTATGGCCCGGGAATCACCACATGCTACTCTGTGCTACTATGGACTACTATACGTAACCAAAAGGGGCACCAAGGTTTTTCACCCTTGATACCCCTGTCATCCGCTGCTGACGCGGGTTTCCACCCGTGAAACCCGTGAAACATTCAAGAAAAAACGTATGAAACCCATGTCCGCCCTTTGTTCATGGGGTGCACGGGCACCCCCCAGTAATCCAGCTGCTGGACTGTAGTTGCATGGGTCTCATCTCTACAGGCTGACTACAGGCTACGTTGGAGACCCCTTGGGGGACAGCTGTGATGCGGGGGTACGGAGGAACCCCCTCGAATTGCTGAGGCAAAATCCTTTTGGTAGACCTATATTCTTTACCTGTGAGGTGCCACTCCAGTACTGCCTGGGCCAATCATGGTCTCCCCAGTGGATCACACTGAGTCACCATGGGCCACTGAGTCCCCATGGGAGGGAACCCAGCTGACCATTAGTGCCCGTAGCAACACCGGGAGCCTGAGGATACCACCGGGGATTACCCCACGGAGTCCCTTAGGTATACCTTAGATTTACCATAGTATACTATAGTAACCCTTAGTTTTATTCTCTGGCCCCTTCAAGAGAGGCCACTTTGTGTCCATGGTCTCAAAGCAGCTACTACAGCCTGTGCCCAAGCCTCCGGGGTAACCCGGGATATATCCTCAGGATTATCCATAAAGCACACCTCTATAAGGATACCTCCCTCCTTGACCCAACCCAAGGTACCACGGGCACTGCGGTTCTGCAGCTTGGCTCCTCGGTTTCGTAGTCCGAGGGTTCTGCTGGTTTCTAGCAGGATGTCCCGTGAGACCTTCAAACAGGTGACATCACCCATCGGATAGAACACTTCAGTACCATAGGCCTTCCCATTGGCAGCATTGAAGTGAATCTCTATGGCTAAGTCCCTCGGGGTCTTCCGAGCCTTCATTAACTGAATGCGTTCCCTAAGGGGTAGACTCTGGTTAATCATCATCACCGGTATCCCAGCGTCACTCAGGGCATCCCTCAGTGCCCCGGCGTACTCCCGTGTGAGTTCGTGCTCCCGTTTACCAAAGGCCGAAGCCCCCGGTGATTCCGGGGAGTGACCTGCACTCAATATGATGGTGTCTATCGTCTTCTTCGCTGGACTCGCCATTGTCGTGACCCCCTAGTTGGTTTTGGCTTCTGTCCGAACCAGTGAACGCCGGACAGTACTTCCTTGATTTCATTAAGTTTAACTTTAGTTTGAATCTCCTTGGCAGCCTGCTCAGTGTTCACCCCCGCAGAACTCTGCAGGTGTGCCACGGCAATAGCCAAAGCGTCTAATCTATCGTCATGCTTCAGGCACCCACGTTCACGAGTGAGTCTGGACATCTGGAACATCAGACTATAGGTAGACCCACGCTCCTCAGTTGCATCTCGCTTGGCAGCGGTTACATCCAGAATTACCCTGTGGCTTCTGATGACAGGCTCCAGTGTATCCAGTATGCGGGCCTCCTTTTGTTTCGAGTGTTTGACCTCAGTGATACCCACATCGTAGATTCCCTTGAAGGCTGGTCTAAGGATTGTCCCGTACATGCCATCACCAAAGTTTGCCTCATAGATTACCTCGTTGACTTTGTAGGTCATAGCCAGCTGTACCAGAGCTTCCTTAGTCTCTGAGGCGTACCCATCGGTGAATCCACCCCAGTCTAACACATAGAATCGACCAGCGAGTGTTCCTACGATGACCCAAGCTGACTCATCAGACCCACGACCTGAGGGGTCTATAGCCATAACTATGCGTTCGTAGGGTTTCCAGTCTTCACCAATGAACAGTGGTGCCACCAGATAGTCACTGGAGAATCCCACACACTGTACTGAGGCCTCTTTGTTTTTACTGTGGCCGTTCCACACCAGAGTCAACGGTGCACTAATGGGGTCACATGCGGTGACCATCAGGTCATGAAGCTTCAGCGGATAACGCTCAGCATCAGCCAAGGTGGTATCCAGCATGAACTGCAGTCTCCAGGCACTACGGGTTATGACCGCAGCCTTCTCCATGAGCACTTCCTCGTCGAACCTAGAGGGCTCTGTGGGCTCATCGTAACGACCTTCGTCAAACATGGACTGTATCTTGGGACTCAAGGTGTCCTTATAGATACGTATGGTGTCCTCAGTTGGAACTCTAGCTGGCCACACACGAGTTGTAACCCCACGGTTTTCCAGCTCAAGATAAATACTTTCCTCAGTCTGAGGTGTCCCCAGCAATTTCACCTGACCATTAGGCAACAGGATGTTACTGAACTCACCCACGGCTGCCAAGAGTTTATCTCGTGATTCCACGGTGTCGGAGTTCTGAGGGGTCTCAACGTCATCACCGATGATCAAGTGGGCTCTGGAGCCTACCAACATCGACTGAATACCGCAGGCCTTACAGCTCGGGGCAATATCCACGGGTGAACCCTTCACGTTGAACTGTTGGATACCCCATCGGACATGCTGCTTCTCCCAATCGGCCCACCGTAGTGGCTCCAATAGAGGGAAACCGTCGATACACTGACGTATAAACAGTGAGATTTCATCGGCTTTCGTCTGATTGCCGCTGACAATCATGACCCTGAAGTCACGATTCTTCAGCCAGCACCACTCAGCGTATGATCCAGTGATCCAGCTCTTGGCTATACCACGGAATCCCTTAATGATTGACCAAGCAGTTGGACACTCCTGTAGAAACTCGGCGATTTCCAACTGGAGTACCGTTGGTGGCGGTAGTTTCAACCACTGCCACTTGAAGATTAGGTACACTGGGAATGACCTGAGTACGTCTGCGTAGGTTTTCCCCCGCAGCAGGGAAGCATAGGTGCGTTCCATTAGCGTCTGTAGTTCCCTTCGTCGTCAATTTGTGAGATCAGGTCGTCCAGGTAGGAACTGGCGTCCTTGGTTGACCCAATGACGTCTACCTCAGTGACCGATCTGCGATTCAACCGGAGAAAATCTATGGCAGCTCGGAGGTCTTCCCCCTTCTCCACCTTGGCCAGCAGCTGTTTAACCACAGCTATCTGAAGTTTCACTAGATATTCGTCCAGTGTTTGTTTGTGCTCACGTCTGTCCATAGAACCTCCATACGTGGCCGGAAACGACCCGTGGTGACATCCAAAGTTATCTCAGGTCATCTAACCTCAGAAGTAACTCACGGATGCCACCACGGTCATTCATTTGACAAACACAGCAATGATCACTTGGGCCAGGGCTGACCCCAATGTCCCACACAGGGAAATCAAGGCAACCCATACTGCTGGGTTTATCCGGGATTTCTGTAGGTCTTTCACATCGTCCTCCAGATTCTTTAGTCGATTTTCGTGGTCATAGTGGAAGGGACAATCCATAAGCCCTCCTCTCGCTTACTTAATTGTATATACACATCGGGGCCACATCAGGTTAACCATGGCCTCAAAGGTTTTTCTTTTGAAGACCCTTGTGGGATTCACCACGGTTCCCCAGTCCACCTCAATGAAGTCTGTAGAAGCACTGAGTACTCGAACCCAATGTTGGTTCCACAGACCATCCCACAACTTTTTGTACCACGGGTCATTCTGGTTGTGCAAGTGTAACAACACGATACTGTTGGCCGGAAACGCCCCGTCCTGGCCCTGGGGTATCATGTGGCGACCCAGAACACCCTCGATGAACTTTCGATGCAGCCACGGGGTGTCTATGGGCCAAAACCCATGAACAGTGTCGATGCGGTGGTCGTCCCACCGGGTAGGCCACTGGGCCATCACCTGTGCTGCTGTAGTCCCCAGCACACTGGCGATAGCCACAGGGCCACAATGTTTGTCTCCGGGTGTCATTCTATTGTTTATCATTAAAACCTCCCCCAGACCCCCACGCGCCATTCGCCGTGAGTATTACCATGGCCGACAACCCGAAGGCTGCCGACCTGTTTCGAGAACCAGGGCTTCAGTTCGTATCTGAACCGAACGCCCGGGACTCCAGCTCCCCCAAGAGTGCGTCTAGCTGCTCCCGGATTCTGTCGGTGCCTTCGTCAACTACGAAGCCCCGAAGGTGCTTAAACTGCTCGCGGGCGATACCTTCGGCATCATCAAGGATTTCTTTGCGGATAGCCTTCAGGCGCTCCTTTTCTTCAGGTGTAACCTTGAAGTCACTGAAGATGTGCCGAAGTTCTGCAAGCAGTTCCCTGTAGTGCTGACCCTTCTGGCTGGCCTTGGTGACTACCGCCTTTTCAATGGCGTCGAGCATAATGCCGAGCTTCTGGCCGTGCTTTGTGGTGGCTACATATTTACGCAAGGCTTCATAGGCTTGCTTGCCCAGGAACGTTAGGCCAGCCGCAAGCAGACCCCAGATGCCGGGGTAAACGACATCAATCAGGAATTGCCGATAGGCGCTCACCTGCTGAACTGGTGGGTTGATGCCTTCGGGCGCTGAGTTGACAATGGCGAAAGCCGAGAGAGTGATGAAAGTTAGCATGAGGACGAGTAGTAGTTTTTTCATAAGTTTGTTTTCTCCTTAGTAAAGATTATCTGCGGTGTCAACACCTGTTGTGCCAGAGGATATTTCAGTCATAGTAGATGTGTCCGGCTGGTATAGAAGATTGTTATGAACCAAGCTTTCTGTTGCCGAAGATATCAAAATACCGAAGTCGGAATAACCATTTGTATCAAAAATAGTATTCCCCTCGACACAGGCGCGAGAGGTTCCCGTAGCTATCACAATATTTGCGATTCCAGGAAGCTGTAGTTGGTTGTTATTTAGTAGAGTGTTATTTGCTATCAATATATTAGCACCCTGCACCCCTATTGCCTCCCGCCCAGCTCCAATAATAGTATTACCTGCGATTGTTGCGCCATTGCCAATGGTGGGCGCACAGAATATAGCCGACCCACCTGAATCACGAAGCGTGTTACCAGTAATGTTGGCGGTAGCGTAACCATTTGCCACCGCGATCACAGCGTCTGAGACGGTAGCGGTGGCGTTGGTGCCATTTGTGTAAAAACTATTTCCGGTGACTGCCAAGTGCGAGGGGTCTAGCCCTCCCATCAAAATACATCTCGACACATTATCCATGAAAGAGTTACCAGTGATTGATATGCTTGATGTCGTTGTGGCTACGCCTGAAAAAAGTAACTGGTTATCTGTTCCACTCGCCACAGTGTTGCTCGAAAAAACTATACTCCTTGGAGCACCACCGGAAGTGTTCAGGGCGTGCTTGCATCCACGAAAAACATTACCCGACAGATTCACATATTTGGCGTTAGAAAGTGCGAGGGTGACTGCTGCGCTTTCTAAGTTCTCAAAAGTGTTGCCCACAACTGAGACGTTTTCACACTCCTCATAGGCCGTCCGACTTATAGCAACTGCCGTGCTTGGGTATGTTGCCACGTCATCCGGTTCTCGTCTTACAATATTATTACCGAAAATAATATTTCTTCCACCGACGGCCGCAAATGCCTGCCCTCCGGGGCTATGAAATATATTATTGGCTATCGAATAACCAAGCCCTGCTGGTTCTGTTGCATTGAACGTGCGCCCGGTAATATACACTGGGTAATTATGCCCTGTGTTGTCCTGATTTGGTTGGTCTTTCATGCTGAAGAAGTTCCCGACTACGGACACGCTGGAACAATTAAGTGTGAATCGCACGGTAGGGAGTGGGCCACCGCACCGGATAAATCTGTTGTTTGTGACTTTAATTTCGTCGGAGTAGTTAAACCATACCGAAGGCCCCTGACCGTCGTATATGGTGCAGCCATCAATCGAAACCCCCGTTAGTTTGTGAACCGGAGTAATAACATTAAACACAAGACTGGCAAACTCATACCCCTGCTTTGCCCCGTTGCCACTAATCGGGTTGTATACCCTAAGATCACAATTTTTTATAACTATGTCCCCGCAGATGGAGTCGCCTACAATAAAGTTAGCTGCGGACACAAACTCCGGCCTAGTGATATCTGCGCCGGGGTCGGGCGCCCCCACTACTGTAATGTCGATATCAAGATTTTGCAGGGTTACATTGTTGCATCCTTTAAAGTAAAACAAGTCCATACTCTGCCCATCTTTGGTAGCGCTACCAACATCAACAGTGGAAATTATTTTAGCTCCCGCCGCACCCATGATCGTAACGTCATCGCACCCATCCAATTCAAATGCTTTCCAATAGTCAGCAGCACCATCTGGCGTGGCCGCACCACCGGGAACGACTTCGTATTTTCCTGGGGGGAAGAAAACCGTAGCATTGCCACCAGAGGCTTGAATTATGGCAGCGATACTCGCAAGTCCGGGTGAATTGTTGAACCCTGGTGATGCCTTTAGGCCGTAATTACGGACATCCATAATCGGGCTGCCATCAGTCTGTAACCAGTGCGGCCCAGTCTGCCCGAAGGCAATAGCGGGAAGTAGAAGTGTTAAAAGTATCAGCAGTTTTTTCATAGTTTTATCTCTTACTTCACGTAATAAACCATTATCGTAAATGGCTTCGTTAGTATATTTGAGCTGTTTGAAGGGCTATTTCGCACGACAAAATTAGCCCCGCCAGAATCTAATATCAAAGAATATTCATAGCCCGTTGCGCCGATGTCTCTGCTTTCAGGAAAAATCCCGCCGTTGGTGGTATGTCTTACTATGCAAGTAGAGCTTACTATTTTAGCGCCCGTTAGCCCGTGAGCGACACTAACACTAGCTCCCTCTGCGCCTGCGGTGGTGCCTGTGAGTAATTTTGTTTTTACCGCTGTCGCCAACTCGCCCAATGCGGTAAATCCCCCAGCTTCCACAGCCCCCGTAAAGCTCGCATTAACGCCGGTGAGGTCGCCACCAATGTCAGCATTGCCCACAATCTCAAGGGAACCGCTGGCGTAAATGTTGCCCCTGATGTCTGCCCAGGCCGCCTGAACTTTGTCGGCCAGGGTCATCGAGTTAACCGAGTAGTCGCCGGTTGAGTCGAGTTTTGCGGGCACGACGCTACCGTCCTTCAGCTGTTCTGTCCCCACGACACCATCAGCAGGAACTCTGGTGGGTATCGTGAGGTCTACAGTATCAGTAGCTACCTGGACACCACCCGTGAAAGTCTTGAAGGTAGCCGCCGAGGTCTGTCCCCAGGCCGCCACCAGTACCATTAGTAAAATCATTAGTCGTTTAGTGTTCATTAAGTTCCTCCTATTGGAACTGTATGGCAATGTACTGGTGTGGCCCACCGAGCACAACGTCGTCAAAGGTAAAGGTCGTAGTGTTTGTCTCAGAGTTATACACCAGGGAGCCACCCCCACCGGCTACTCCCTGTCTGACATAGAAGGTCATACCGGCGATACTGAGGTATACTCCAGCGATGTCTCCCACGAAGTCTATGGTTGTCGCGCCCTCAGCCAGAGTACCCTCAGAGATGGAACCTAGACCAGCTGTGGTCAACGCTGTGGCTATGGCCGCATTGAGCTGACCAAGGTTCACAGCTTCGGTCTCATCCGTGGCATCCCCTACGTTCCGTATGTTGAGACTCTTGGCGTCCCAGTAGCGTTCCTGGGTACCATCGACAATCAGCATGGCAAACGAACGTATCCACCCCCAGATTTCCTGAAGAATGTATAGGAACTGAGTGATACTCTTGTTATGATGTACTGGGGAGTACTTCACAGGGTTAGGGAATACCACCATGGAGTCTGTAGCGTCCGTCTTGCGGTACAACCTCAGGATATCCCCAGCAGCCAGGTCGACATCAAAGGTAAGAACACCAGCGGCCACGGTGTAACCGCTGGTGACTTCTGAACCATTGACTTCGACCTTAAGTTCACTAATGGTGCCACTGTAGGGAGCACCCGCTTGGTCTATCTCAGGAACCACGAAGTCATTGACTCCGGCCCCATCGACACCAGCAATGTAAACAATAGGTTCAGTCATGTGTTACTCCTTACAGGTCAGACACTGAGATCGAAGCGATACGTGCAAAAATCTTTTTCATTGGAACCTCCAAAGTTATTCTTCAATTAGGCCATTGTCCAGAGCAAACTTCTCCAGCCGCTCCATGACCCGTGGATCACCCAAGGCATAGCCCCTAGCATCATTCATGAATGCACTAGCGAACTCTTTCAGCTTGTCACCGGCAAGGCCCTTGGAGCCCAGCTGGAACATGGGGAAGTACTTCTGGACGTATTCCCCCTGAATCTTTTTGATGTCGTTAGCTAACAGCTGATCATCAATACGTTTACCTCCGTACGTTGGGTTACCATAGGCACTGACGTCTACCCCAGCTTTCGCGAGGGAGAGCTCAGCTTCACCCACAGGTACCTGTTGTTCTCTACCAGGAGCCAACAGCAGATTCTGACGTACGGGGTTACCCAGCTTGTTGAGCTTAGGTTGTGACTCAATGAATACTGACTGAAGATTTCTCTCCTTAACGTACTCATCGGTGAACGAGCGAATATGAGATACCAACTGAGGTTCAGCTCTAGCGAGCACATCACCAAAGAAGTCAGCCATGGCTTCAGCTATGCGGTCACCCCTGCTCTCCGATGTCCCTTTGATTCTGCCCATGCGCTCCCAGAACTCCAGCAGTACGTCAGGTGTGGCCGAGGAAGCCAAAGCTTCAAACGCCAGCATTAATCCCGTAGCATCCCCTGTCTCCTCAGGACTAAGCTCCCCATTGAGAGAACGCTTAGTTACATCCAAAGCTACAAGGAGAGGCCGGAGATTATCCTGACGACTCAAATCCATAGACTGACCATCAGACACTCTGAAGTATGAATTCATACGTACACCAAGGTTCTTGTACTTAGTATCAAGAGACGCCATTGGTGAAATGTAGTCGTATCCCAGTGAACTCATAAGACCATCTATAGCACATATCACACCGAACCCAGCGACAACCTTAGCACCAACCTCGTTAATCATACGGAGTCTGATGGCCTTTGAGGTCTCATCCTTGGCTGCCTTAGTAAGGAGACTCCTAGTGAGACCATCCTTAGTCGCAACATCCAGCATGAAGCTAGTCAGGGGGTGCCATCGCATACCCCTGTGGGATGCAAACAAACTGGTACTGAGGAACGGCTGAAAGAGTGACATAATAGGATGAGCCTTCTGGGACTTATTGGCACTCTCAAGAACACCAGTCATCGGGTCTTTACCCAGATATGTGCTCCAGGTTCCAGTCTGGCTGTCCTGACGAATGAGCTCCTTCGGTTCTGCACCAAGGAACACTGAACCACGACTGTGTAGCAAGGCTCTCTCGGAGACCTCGGCAAGCATCTCTGGGTTAGTTCGTATGTCCTTCAAGTGCTGCTCAAAAGTTCTAGTGGTATCCCTAAGGGACTTCTCGTAGGCATCCTGAATGATGAACTTCTCAAGGTAAGCCGCATGACTCATGGTCTGTGGCATGACATCAATAGCCTGCGCGACTTCCCCGGGTTTAACACCGAAGAGATCACTGAAGCGATCCATCCCCTTAAGGACGAGATTCGCAGTGTCATCTCCTCCGCCCATACCTCGGGCCACATCAATGGCCCTACTATGGGAGTACTGTGGTTTCACTCCTTGAGGGTCAAACACCTTAGTGCCAGTCTCAAGCGTAGCTTTAGTGTTCTTCAGTCCCTCCGTGAAGGCTCCAAAGTACTTATCGAGCCACGCCTTGGAAGCCATCACCTGGCCCTCATGTCGAGTGATAGTACCAAGGCCAACCTCTCCGAGGTGCCGTAGTACATCATAGCTCTGACTGATGGCATTACCAATGCCAGAGTCCTTGAACATAGATATCGAGGAGAGCATAGCGTGGTACACCCCAGACACTACAGTCTCTGTGAGACCCCGAGGGGAATCCAGCATGACCAGAGCCTGGATGAGTTTCTCACGCATGACCTGAGGTACAACACCCTTAGGCGAGATCAATGCCTTGAACACAGCGGCCTGTGACTTAGCAGTCTTAAGGTACTTTCGCATACCTGTGCCAGCTATCCTTGGTACCATATCCTCTGGTATCTGTCTCATGAACAACGAAGTAATCAACTGTGAACCGTGGCGCTCAGCGTCCAGTATGGAGTCCCCACTGAGTATCTTGCGGAACATCGCGAGCTTCGACAGGTTCTCGTTGAATGCCGCAGCACTAGCCAGGGTGCCGTCGAACTTATGAGCTGCGGCCCCTAGTGTCTTAAAGAGTTTTCTCTCGAAGCTATCGAGGGCCACCATGATAGCCTGACGTGTCATCTCTGGATTACTTGAGCCACTGATGAAGCGACCAAGGTTTCCAACCATAGTCTGTGAAACACCGTAGTCACTGATGAATCTGTCCCACCGGAGTGTGACTGCAGCAGCCCCCTCCTTGGTCAGAGTCTGGGTGGACAGCTTATTGTTGACAAAAGTGATAGCCTCAAGGATACCCTCGTGCATAGTCAGAGGTGTCAGCAGGGCTGAGTCCTTGACTAGACTTAGGTTACCTATGGCCTTACCACCCATGGCCTCAGCATACTCACGGGATAAATCCACAGTAGCATCAATAGTACTGTCGCCAACATCAAGGTGTCTAGCGATCTGGCTTATAGTCTTTGACGCCCGTTTGACAGGGGCATTCAGCACGTTCTCTACAGTCTCTGTGAAGATGGCCGCCTGTCCCTCAGGGGAGGTCACGGTCTTAGCTACAGCCAACAGATCGAGATTACCTTGGGCCACCTGCGCTGCCACTACATCGGCAGCCTCTTTGGACAAACGACCACGGGAAAGCCTTATGGCATCCCACATGTAACGACCGGCCATTATGGTGCCAGTGAGCATGAGGTAATCCTCAAGACTGAGGTCGGCCTTACCGTCTACCATGTCAGCTGCTACAGTTACTCCCACAGCTGCTAAGGGATTAACAGGAACTTTCATGAGGTACTTAGCGGATGCAAGAGCTAAGTCAGCCACGGTGTCGGCACCAAAGCCCCCGCGAGGTCTACCTTTACGCATCTGAAGTATCTTAGGGACAACCTCAGCGATCTTAGCCGGGTCACCCTTGGCCGCCTTCATGCCAGCTTTGAACTCAGGAGTCATCATGTCAAGGGCAGACCCTAGGTTCTCACCAGAGATTCCATCTATAACACTGTTGGCAACCACCTTACCCTTCTTATTGACCAACCTTTCGAGCACCTTGCGGTACTTGTGGTTAGCCGGGAGGACGTCCTTAAGGACTTTCTTCAGGTCACCTTTGAATGCTTTGATTGTACTACCGAGCAGCTCAGCTTCCTCGATGGTCTCCACTACGATACCGGAGTTGGTACCGAACTTCACCAGTCTGGGATTCCCATAGGCTGCCTCACTGAAGTCAGTGACTGACGGTTCCACTGGAGCTCCTGGGCGGAGCGAAGGTGGTAACTCCTGTTCATCTATAGGTATGACATCAGAGGTCTTGGTGTTCTCTACCTCTTTGACGATCTCTGCTGGAGGTAACTCAGTCTCAACCACGACATCCTTGGTTTTCTTAGAGGCCCGTTTGACTTTAGCTGTGGTGCCCTTAGGAGTACTCGGGGTTTTCTTTGGGGCCTTCTTAGCAACCTTCTTTGAGACTTTCTTAGTAGCCTCTACAGCTACTTCTTCAGGAGCAGCCTTGGCAATGTACTGTTCGGTCAATCTCGTGGCTTCGTCTACCTGAGCAAACTCAAACGGGTTACGCTCGACCACATAAGGAACTTCTTTTGGCCTTGGGGCTGCACTGAAGAACTCCAGTGTGACATCATCAGGAACATCAAATTGCTTCAGGGGGGTCTCCACTATGGTGACGGTCTGTACGCCAGACAGATCATCTGGACTCAGGGCCTTCACCACGTCAGCATCGGGTTTGTAACCCACAGAATCAGCTGTAGACAACACATGAGACTCTTCGGCCATCGGTTCCAGAACTGAGTCAGCAACCTTTTGAACAGCCGGGAGAACCTTATCAGGTGAGACACCCTTGGAAATCCACTTGTAGGACTCCTTCAGTACTTTACCAACCATGCTGAAGAGTACACCGCCGAGTAGGTCATCAGTGGCCATGACCACCTTCTGTTCCCACACAGGGCGACTCTCGAGGTACTTACGGAAAGACTCTGCAGTGCCCTTCTCAGTCCACCCCATGCGCTCAGCTCCCGCCATCACAGCTTCAACACCAGTACCCTTTGGGGCTGCTAGTACCACAGCTGCTGTGCCATGGATATTCGCACTGATGAAACCACGGATGGCGTTCATCACTCGACTACCGTTCTTGACCTTGCTAAGTGTAGTCCCTAGCTGCGCCGCTGGGGCGGCAGACTTAAGTAAAAGCATGGTCAGCAGTACGGAACCGATGTCCTGGGTGGCCCGCCCAGAGATACGCTGCTTGTCAAACTCAATGCTGTTACCCAGTGATATCAGGTACTCTTCAGTCTCTGGAGTCATAGCTGTCTGGAACTCCCTGATCTGCTCATCAGTAAACAAATCAATACCCGTGAGTTTCTCCCCAGACCAGTCCAAGGCCTCAAGGGCTTTACCTATTGGTAAAGTTCGGATTGTATCCGCCGTTCTAACTATAGCGGCTATGGGGGCTCTGACGATACCTCTAGCCAACTCTCCGTACCACGAATGTTCAGGAGGTGGCGGAGGCGGAGCCTTTGGTGTAGCTCTAGCAGGCGACGGCGTAACCGTGAGTTCCACTGGCTCAGGAATTTCCTGCAGGTGAATCTGCTGTTCAGCTTCCTCAAGAGCTGACTCCCATGTCCCACTGAAGTTAGGCTCAGAGGTAATCCTGTCGGCTATCCAAGCACGAGTGAGCTGACGGACACCCAGCTTGTCCTGCATCAGCTCCTCACGTTCATCCTCGGGGATGGTCATGAGGTAATTCATTTCGGCCACCATGAACCCAGAGTCCTCGGGGACAGGCACAGGGGTCTCGACTGTTGGCACCGTAGTATCAATAGTGGGTTCGTCAGTCTGAACCTTAATTACATCATCTGGCATTCTGCTTGCCCCTCTCTTTCATCATTTGTCGTAATCTCCGTTTCTCAGCCTTAGTTGTAAATGGGTTATCCATAGCAAACTGAGCGTCGATGGAGGCTTTCTTAATGGCGTAGAGCTCAGGCTGAGCATCCTTGTAGTTCATGCTGTTCAGTTTAGCTATTGCTGCCTCCCGTCGTACAGATGCCTCATTGTACTTGAGAATCATACCGGGGAGTTCTTCCTCTGTGGTCTCCTTGTTCAACAGCATTGCACTATAGGACACCTGAGCCTCACGAGGCAAATCCCCGAGACGTGTCGCTGCCTGTACCTGAAGCTTCTCGTCAGGAGTCAGGGTAGGTTTCGGCGGTACAGCCTCAGCTTCCACTTGGGCTTTATATCTTTCGGATAGCTCCAGCATTTCAGCGGCGGAGAACTCGTGTCCCGCCAGCTTGACAGTTGTGTTCAACTTGCGGAAGACCTTATCTGATAGGTCACCTGTTGCCAAGAGCTGGCCGAGCATAGCCCGGTTGTTCCTGTCGATTCTCGCTAGTTCATTACGATGTTCCATGTTGGCTGAGTACTGTAGTTTATTACGCTCAGTAAGCAGTGCATTTCTCTCAGACAAGAGTTTCATGCGAGCACTAGCCACCTGAATAGCTCCTTGCCTACTGAGGTTTCCCAGAGCCATTTGCCTATTGATCGCAGCAATGTCATCCCCTCTGGCAATCATGGTTCGTACCAACTGGGTGTCATTAATGTAGTTTTGACTCTCCTCCTGAGCAAACAGGAACTTCATGGACTCCACGTATAACTCAGGATCAACCCGAGACAGAGGCTCCAGTGTCTCGCGGATTCTACTGGGGTCTTCCCCTTCTTGAAGAAGCACTAGCATATCCGCCTGTATTGCTGCAGCTCTCACTTTGTTCTGGGTTTCCAGAGTCTTGTCAAAGGCCGACTGCATTCGTCCGATGGACACCTGCAGATCATCCTTATCTGACGCCAGATTCCACTTGATGTTACCAGAGGAATCTTTGGTGAAGCCCCCAAGTTTAACCCCCGATTCATCAGGGAGGTCAATAGCTATCATCATGGCTCTCATCTGCTGCATAGCCTCACGCATAGACCTGAGGTCTCCGGCGGAGTATGCTGCGTTAAATCTATTGTAGGCCATGGTCTCAAGGCTCGTCATGATGGCCTTGGCTCCAGCTGCTCTGTCGAACCCAAGAGCTTCAGCATCTGTGAGCAGAGGTCTAAGACTGTTACGTAGAACCTGTGGGTCACCCCAAGCCTCGTCCCCTAGGGAACCAAGGAGGGCCTCCGTCTTAGTCTGCATGATGCCAAACTTCTGTTCCATCACGCGTTCCTGAATCAGGGCCTGACCTTTGGCCATAGCTTCCACCTTAAACTTCGCCAGTTCATTAGACACCCCACGCATGTACGCCGGGTTCTCCTGCATACCACCGACTCTCTCAGATATCCATGAGTCAATCTTGGACTGCAGGTCTATCAGAGATTGCTGTGGGTTCCTCACGTTTATGGTAGACGGTAGTTCCTGCTCAAGGAGTCCATCGAGTTCCCCACGTATTGTCAGTGCGTCGTTAATCCCTAGACCCTCATAGTGACCTTCAGTAAGGCCGTACTTAAGAAACCCCTTGCCTTCCGGTGGGGCCAGCCCCTGTATTGCATTGACCCTCGCAGCAAGTCTGTTGGTTTCTTCAAAGGATTTCTCCATACGGTAGAAGTCCTCGATAGCTTTATTGGCCATCCCTAGACCCTGAGCGAGCTGCTTAAGTTTCTCAGCCGTAGGATCAACAGCAACCTCATCGGCCACAATGTCCACGGGCTGAGCTGTTGGTCTCAAGCCGGGGAGATTACGGTAGCTCTCCTGCTGTGGTACATAGCGTTCATTAGGACGTGTTAGTTTTGCCACACGTTAACCTCCCTTCAGTTTGGTTCAAGCTGACTGCCCCTGGCATAACCACTGACACCAGCAGATATAATCCCTAGCACACTAGAGAGTCCAGTGGACTGCTGTGCTACCAGCGATTTCGCTTTGTTTACTTGCGTCTCTACCTGAGCTTTGACGCCAAGCTTTTCCATATCCAGTTGACCCAATGCCATGCCCTTCTGGGCTTCCATTGTACCAATGTCCATCTCTTCTTGTATGACAGAGGCCACAACATCCCGTACACTTGAGGCCCCAGATACTCCAGCATCAGCCACACGGGATACCAGGGTACCCCTCTCTCGGCGCCCTTGGGCATACCGACGCACTTGGTCTAAGGTAATGGCATTGGCGGTCTGTGTCTTGCGTAGGTTCAACGCACGGATATCCGCACGCCCCTGCTTGACAGCCCCTGTGACTAGAGCCTGTGCCTGCGCACTCAGGGCTCTATTGGCCCCTTGTATCTGGAGGGCCTGTGTTCCCATACTCATAACTGACATTAGGATGCCAGCATGTGCTGTACACATCGTTATCTCCTTATGTTTTATCCCACCAGAAGGCTCTCATGGGAATACCACGGATTCTTACTGGGGCAGTGCTGACAGTAAATCCCAGCCGCCTTAACCAGCGCATTATCCGTCTGTCATAAAGACAGTAGTTAAACATCCGTCGACACTTGCTAGTTCTCCTCCAGCTGTCCACTATACGGCGGCTATCTCGGAGAAACTGCCGGATGTTCTCTGGTTCTCTCTCGAATCCGTCGGAGAGAAACCATGGTACGGCCACAGTACACTGGGGTGTAATCTCCTGACTACACCCAAATACACCACGGATTCGTCGCGAGTCTTTACACCTGACTACAAAAGATTCTGCAGAACCAATGACACAATCGTACAGTACATCCTGTGGTGATAGGCCTATGTCACACAGTGGTGATGCCTGTGTCTCCGTCTGACTCTCCTTAGAGAGCTTCATCAGACTCAACAAGTGCAGGTGTTCACTCTGGTCGTACTCCTCAATGTAGTAATTCATTAGGCTCTATCCTTTGTGTAGTGTACGTTGTATGCAAAATTGTTCACCGAGGTATACCTAGTTCCAACGTGCTTCAGTGTGATTGTCGTGCGACCTGCGGGAAACAAAACCATAACTCTAGTAGGCCTCGGTTCACGATAGTACTGCCCGTCACCGCACTCTTCCTCGGTGTACTCCTCAGGGGTGAGACGCATGGTGTACGTTGGTAACCCTCGGCGATCAATGTCCACCTCAAGTTCCCCGCCTTCCCAGTTGACCTCTATGGACTGAATGTTTGTCGCCACGTCAGTCCTCGGAAGACCGTTGTCATCCCGTGGGATGAACGGACTGAGTTCCACAGAACCAACGATTGGTATACCACGGACTGCATTCACTGGATTACCGAGGTCTGGATGTAGGGCTACACCAGATTCCACTTCCCACTGCTTATGGGTAACTGTATCCACCACAGCTTGTGTGGTGTCACACGTGATATTCTCTAGGGCCCCGGGGAAGAACTCTCTGTCATCCAGAGGTATACCCTCTCGCTCCGCTAAGTCCATTAGCATCCAGCTGCTGTCATCCTCCACAAGGATCAATAGTTTATCACTATCGGTGGCAATAATAGATACCACATTAGACGGCATTGTCCACTGAGTCCAGGCGACCTGGGTCAAGGCACCATCGGGCTTCTTGTGAAACTTGTAGGTGTAAACCACAGTAGTCCCGGGTTTCCATATGAGAACAAGGGAGTGACCTGCGACATAAACCATGTTAGTGTAGTCCGCTGTTATCAACCTAGGGATTGACTCAGATAGTTTTACACCATAGGTAGGAGCCTCTTGCTCCATCACCTTGTATTCCATAACTCCAACATAAGAACCACTATCAGTAGCTAACAGCAGTGACTCCTCCATGAGGAGGGGCTCTATGTTAGCCAGCTGGAAGTTGGTCACCTCATCAATAACCACAGTCTTAGGAGTCAGAGCATCGTAACCACTATGGAGTACATACTGCCTCTCTCTTGCGAGAAGGACGAGCTGTCGGCCTGAGGCCTTAGCCCACTCAATCTTGAAGTAGCTAGTGGAACTTGGGGCAACACTGATAGGGTCACTGTCGAGAACTTCAGTTGCTGTCTGAGGGAAGAAGTTGTAGTAGTCACGGGCTCTGCTCATGACCACGAAGTTGTCACTGATGATACACAGCCGGTCACGGTAGTAAAACAAGTCGGTTATCTTGCGTCCCACAAAGTCTGGCAGGGGTGCACTGGTGGCATCTCCGGCAACCCTTGGGTAATCCTCCCACTCAACTGTGGATAGTGCCCACGTTGTACCATTGTACGTTAGTTTCTTTGGTAGCGTAGAAGCCACAAGCTTATAGGTTTGACCTGGGGCTGCACACTCCTCGTATGCTCCTGTTATACCGTTGAACTTGACGAAGTAGTGGTCTGACAGCTTGAATACTATCCGTCTACTTAGGTCTACAGTACCACTAGGCACCGCAAGACTAGTAGATAAGACAGGTGGCAAATCCTCGTAGGAGGGGGCTGTAGTCACATAGTAGTAATGGTCACTTGTTTCCAGCGGGTTACTTTCATTCAGGGCACTGTACACATTTAGTGGGTGTTGTCCAGATTCTGGGTTTAAACTTATCTGTACCTCAACTCTTGCATCAATTAGGTCACTCCCGTTGTGGTATCTATTACCAAGTACCCAAGTACCAAAGAAACCAGTTGCGGGTATAGCTCCTAAGTTACTCCAATAGTCTGTCCAGTTTACTCCCACCCCAGGCTCCGTGTCTGCCGTAGCTGTGTGAGTCTGCTTGGCCTGATATAAAACTCCTCCGTATCCTATCCTAGAGGAATCTGGATAGATTACTGCAGTTGCACCAGTTCGTATAGAGTTAATGTAATGTCCTTGGGCTTCTGTGGCCACTAATTCTGCTACAACAGCTGGGTCAGTTGTTCCAGTGGGTACACTAGCTGCTCCAAATACCTGATTAATGGGGGTGCCAGCTGTCGGAAATTCCGCTGTTGCAACCTTAGTCACAAGGTTCACTGTGAAAGCAAAGGAGAAAGTTTCATAGGCCTGAGGTACGTAAATCAAACCGTAGGGCTTATTAACAGATTCAGCAGAGTCTGCCTCAATTATCTGAGATACGTTTATTGGTACATCTTTGTTCACAAGGAATATTGTGTCTAGTATATTGACCAAACGTAATTCTCCAGCTCCATACTGGAGGTACGTGTCAGAGCTAACGTCTATTACTACAGTAGATAACAGAGTATAATCACTGTCGAATTTGCGTAGCACGAGATCATCGGTGACACCCGCTACGTAAACTCGGTGGATAACCCAGAGGTATCCATCGGTAGTTCGTATGGTACCGAGAATACCCTCGTCTCCTGTGTCAAGCCCCTTGGCTATACGTGTGGTGCCTGGTCGAGGAAACCTCAGGCCATCCACCACGTCACACACCACGTTGTTGACGTCAGTGTGCTGGTTCATCATGCGAAGAGCCGCAGCCTGCTGACTGATGCCTCCGTGGAGACCCGGTAGATTAATCTTCATCCGAACCTCCTTGGCCAGTTACGGTCGACGTGGCGTCTCATGCCGAGGTTATCTAGCATAGACCTACGTTTCTGCCGGGAATCCCAAGACTTCGCCAGCGCCAGCGCATCCCTGAGTGCAGTCTGAATGTGCTGGGGTATGGGTTCACCGGGCATCATAGTACTGTAGAAGTCCACTCGCGCAGACTCAATGACTACTGTCTGGATGGGCAAGGGGAGTGTCGCGAAGTCAAACCCTAGGACTACTGTAGCTGTGACTGCACTAGTGAACACATCAGTATTCTCAAAGGAGTCAAACAATTTGCCATCCACAATAATGTAGTCCGTAGTCAGCTCATCAGTGTAGACACTAACGGCAGAAGCAGGAACCCAGATGTGACCATTGACGTCTGGGCTGAGTACCATTTGACGCCTATTGTAATTCCACCCTTGTCCTACAACCCGTTTGCCCACCTGCTGCAGTTTCTGCTGGGCTATGGTAGCCTCATGGTATATATCAATAGAGTCCACAGAGGCCACTGGTGCCCGCTGGATGTCCAGCAGCATCACGTTGATAGCCTCAAGCTCTGTTAGTCTATCCATGGTCTCTCCTTTCGTTGAGATAATCAGGGTGCCCGAGAGGAGTTGAACCCCCGTGACTGGAGCCACAGTCCAGCGTTCTTCCGTTGAACTACGGACACCATGGTGTAAACAACACGGGGCAGCCATAGGCCACCCCGCGTGTTAGTCCTTAGTTGGACAGAGAATCGAGAGACAGTTCGATAGCGCCCTCAGGCCTGAGTACACCAGCACCCATGAGCATGTAGGTAACTACGAGCTGACCGAGTTCACTCAGCTGTTCTTCCATCTTAGAAGCGAGACCCTGGCGAACGACGTTACCAACGCAGTCTGGAGTCCAGATGGCTGCAATGGTTTTACTTGCGTCGACGGCATGGTTGCTGTGGACAGGCAGAGAACTCAGGGTGTTCGGAGTACCAGAGCTTGCATCGCCAGTGGCGGTGAGGTTGGTGCTAGGAACACGGTTGCTCTTAAGTATCTGGATGCCAGCAATCGGAGGCAGAGAAGCATCATTGATGTTCGCAGCCATAGACATGTAGCGAGAGTTACTCAGAGCGAAGCCATTAGACATTATGGTTCTCACAAGGAGGTGATAATGGTAAGGCCTAAGGGCCATATAGCGCTGACCTTCGGGAACATTCTTTGTGTCATACAGTTCAGAAGCAGCGAAGATCGCGTTGAACAGAGCCATTGCGAGTTCTTCTTCGTCAACTGCACCACCGTCAACACCACCGTTAGCAGAGAGCTTGAAGGAATCAGACACAATCTTAGAGCCAGCACTGGTTTCACCAGAGATAATGGCAGCAGAACGAGCAGCCTTAAGGATGTTCGCAAAGTTGGCAGTATCTTTGGAGTGGGCAAGGACAATACCAGACTGTCTTGCGTATTCAGCGCGAGTGTCGATGTGACCAATCAGGTCATACTCAAGGGGCCACCAAGTAGCGGCGTAGAGAATGTCATCAATGGTGATGGTCTTCTCAGCCTGCTTGGTGATCTGAGTAGTGATGCTGGTGCCGGGGCTATGGAAGCCACCCTGCACTTTACCAGTCTGGATGAACTGAGCAGAGATACCGTCCTGGATAGTGATGGTGCGGACTTTGCCCTCAGTGAGAACTTCGTCCACATAGGCGATCATGACTTCGCCAGAGAAAATTTTGAGACCAAGCGCACGTCTTTCGGCTTCAGTAGTCTGTACACCGAGAGACGCAAGGTTGGCAGTAAAGTTAGTAACAGCCATTGTTTATTACCCCATTAAATTTAATGCCTTGCGGTAGACTTCTTTTGTATAGACATCATCTTTACCGTACCTTGGGTCTTTCTGGGCAGCCATCAGCTCACTGAAGGACTTGAACCCATCGGAAACACCGGACGAGGACGAAGGTTTTACGTTTGAACTACCAGCGGTTGGGGTCGGCGGGATAACTTTCTGCTGGTCAACCTGTGGAGAACCTTTCACCTCAGTGAAGCGTTTCTTCAGGTTACTCACAGCAGTAGTAATCTCTTCGACAGACCCCGTGTCAAGAATCTGATTGAAAGCTTGGGCTTCATCCGAGGTAAATACCTCAGAGGCCCACTGAATCATCTCACGGTAAGCCTCTTCACCACCGGCTGGTGTGAACACAGCAGCGACTCTGGCCTGCTGACGTGCCTGCATTCCGTCTACCATGATTTCAACGAGTTCCTTGGTCGTACCGAGAGCCTCGGCACATCTACTCATGCTGTCATCTGACAGAGAGCCAGACTCTTGGAACTCCTCGAAGAACGGCTGGAGGATTGCATTGTGGTCAGCAGGCACCACCTCAGTATCCGAGGGTGCTTCCTCGGCGGGGGGAGTCTGCGGTTCATCAACAGCTAGCTCTGGTGGAGCAGCTTGTGATTCGGTTTCGGGAGCTACATCAGGTGTAGCTTTGTTATCGAGAACTTCTTCTTTGGTGGTTACTACGGTTGTTACAGTCATTATTTTATCCTCAGATCAAGTTTCACTACAGAGCCGCCATTGGGCACCTCATTACTCTTCTCGTTGGTCTTGAGTACCACGTCGGTACCATCGACAATCTTGAGATTAGCCCGGTTGCTCTGGACTTTTTCCTTTAGTTTCTCAGCATCCTCAGCCGACATACTAGCGGCGGGGGCTGCAGGAGCCACTGCGGGAATCTCTGCTACTGCAGCGTCCTTCATGATAGCATCAACTTTTTCCTTGGTTGCTTTACCTTTGGCCATTTCTCATTGCTCCTTTCACAAACTCAGGAGCCATAGCGTCGACTGCGGCGTTGACCGATGCAGCCTGGGCCTCCTGAGATAATTCTTCTGTGGTCTTAAGAAGGTCTTCGACCTCAAGACTCTTGAGTGTCGCTAGTCTCACAGCGGCTTCCCGAGGTTTAAGCAGGGCTTCCCACCCGGGTATCATCTGTAGCAACTGCAAGTAGGACACAGTGTTCTCCAGTTCCACGGAACGCCCGAGGCCCTGAAGACCAGTACTTATGATGGGCACTAAGTCACTCATGGAGAGCTGCCAGTTACCCAAGCTAAGTGTCTTGCGTAACACCAGTTCTGCGATGGGACTCTGGATTGACAGGGCTAGCCGACCGTAGATTCCACCACGGGACTTCTCCAGTTCCTGAGCTAACCTACGGACTTCTTCCGCTGTCACACGTTCAGCCTGTCGCTGCATGGACTCAGCCATCATGAAGGCCTTATCGAGGTTCTGGCGGATACCGTTGATGTAGTTCACGAAGCTTGAGAAGTCGTAGGTCTTGGCCGCTTGGATGACACTGACGTCACCAGCATTACCGCTGATGATATCCGTGTTGCGTGCCTCGGCTACATCCTCCAGTTTAGTGACACCCACGGGATTAACCGTGACGATAACCTTAGCTAGTGCAGCGGCAGACTCGTTGATTATGGTCGAGCCACTGTCCAACTGGCGAAGGTCACCGAGGTTCTCTTCGCACAAGCCACGACCGTAGTCCTCACCAGCCGCTAAGTCCCACACAGGGAAATGTATGGGGAGCTTGGAGAAGTCAGCGGTATCAACTAGGGTACCATCTTCGCGGTAGCGGTCTACAGTCCAGTTCTTCTGGTTGCCGTAGTGAAACGCACGGACATACTCAACTTCACCTAAGTTCGTAAGTTCACGGTAGATACCCTCAAGTATATCACCAGACTTACTGCGGACACACACCCAGTCCTCAAGAGGTATCAGGTCGATGGTGTCAGCCAGTGTGAGGTAGCATGAGCTACCACCTATGATCAACTGCTGGAGTATCAGGGCGACCTTATCACGGTACTTCAACAGGTCAAACTGCTGGGCACACTCGTTCTCTATGTTGACAAAGGATGTGCGCATGGCGGCATACATGTCTTGACCATTAGGAAGAGCCATGGTCTTAGCCATGTTCTTAACGTCGACCTCCCGTAGGTCTAACTTGAAGAACGGGAGTCCCGGAGGGAACAACACGAGCAACAGGTTGTTGGCCATGTTGGACACAAGGCGGGAACCGTGGCTCTGCTCCGGGCTAGTCAGCCGTGCCCCCGGTTCGTGACCACTAGGGGGAATCACGGATGGATTCGTTAGGGCTGAGCACTCACGGGCCACCTCAAGTACGTCATTACGGTAGCGCTCCAGAAAACTGAAGCGTTCCACGGGGTTAACTCTGGTGTAGACATGAAGGTATTTACTCTTTTGGTTGTCTAACATCAGTTAACTCCAGGTATCTTCAGGCCCGGGGGCATCTTTGGAATGCTTAGTCCGAGGATATCCGTTAGGGTTGGGCTAAGGTTCTGCGAGAACGAGCGGATATCCGTGGTACCCGTGGACTTGGCAATCTTGGGTACCTTGAGAGGTGCCACGGGAGGAGCCGCAGGTGGTGCATCGGGCATGACAATCTGAGGTATATCTATCTTAGGTGCTTTGAACCACTTGTGTGGCTTAAAGATATCTACGGGATTACTAACGCACATCAGTCACTCCTTTCGAGTAGGGATTGGAACAGACGTATCACCTCCTGTCTACCGATGGCTACAAGTACAGCATCGGGGCTGTAGTCTTTTAGCGGAGGTAGCTCATTAGGGTACACCCGTTTGATTTCGTCTAGGATTTCGTAAGGATTCTTCATAAGCTACAACCTTCCTTAGAAGTACAGGAGAACTCTCGTCCTGAGGTTATATCTTTTATGTCATCCTTCAAGAGGCGCCACTTTATGTCCGGCCATGCTGAAACCTTTTGTTCATAAGCTTCGCGAGAGATTTCCTCAAGTGGCATGTAGGCCACGTGATCCAGCTGAGTAAACGCTGGAATAAACGTGAGGCCACTTACGATACCAATGTGACTACGGAGCCACTGTTCTACATCAGGCCACTCATGATCTTGCACATAGATAGTACAGCTGACATTGTGGTCAGCCCATGCACGATTGACCTTACGCCATGTGGTAAGCTGCTGGAGGGCTGAAGGATTGACTAAGGATTTATCCCCGGCTTTCTGCGGGAAACTGTAGATCACAGTTGTGGAGTCCTCGTGACGCACAGGTACTCCAGCTTCCCTAAGTAGAATGTCTATTGGAGTGTCACGTGGGACACCTATGTTGCTAAGGTAATACTTAGCAAATGACGGGTGGACTCCGGGGCTACACCCCACAAGTTTACTCACGGTGCCACTAGGTTTGACGCAGGTCACTGCTGTGATTTCTCCGACTCCTAGTCGATTCCCCCACTTTACCGCAGTGTCCTTAGCGACAGACCGTAGGTAATCTAAGGCCTCACAGCGTCCCCTCAGTAGTGAAGGATCGTCAGTTAACCCGCTGATACTCACACCAAGTAGTGGCTCAGTCATAGCGTGCATGACAGTTCTCGACAGCATACTCAAGTCCATGTTCTGGAGGAGAGACTGGAGTACTCCCATGATGGTCGCCAGCTCCACATACTCAGCCATCTGTTCAACGGTGTGCTCAGGTCTGGCGATGTACTCCGTTAGGTTACACACTTGACCATCCCGAAGGATAATCTCAGCACACGGGTTCATCCCGATAGCATCAGTAAGGTCACGACCAGAGGCCTGTAGTTTTCTTAGTAGTACACTACGGATAGAGAGCCCAGGTTCACCCGAGGATCTTACCTGACTCAGGAGCTTCGGGAGGTACTGCAGGGCCTGAGCCTCGGTCTCAAACATGACGCTGTTGTTCGCATTGTGTCGGTGAGGGTGCATTCCAATGTCAGGCATCCGTTTGGCTCCCCACATGTCCTCATCTTCAGGACTGAAGAAGGCAATGCAGGCTGACCTACGGACACCACCCATAACCACAACGTCAGCTACTTTGGTGGCCAGATCGTAAATATCAATGGGTCTAACTCTGCGAGACATCAGCTCTCCGATAAGACGCCGTGTGTACTCTAGGAGGTTAACCAGTGGCATCGGGCCACTAGCGTATCCCCCTGTAGTCTTCAGGGGAGACCCTGCAGGTCTAACCTGAGAGGTATCGTAGGTCACATAGTAACCAGCGAGGAGAGCTGTGAGGAATCGCTGGTAGCCATGGGCCCATCCCTCACGAGAATCCTCAAAGACTATGTGGGCGTGGTTACCGTGGTAATTCTTAGGTTGATACAAGCGATCAATGTACTGCTGTTCAACACTGAAGCCAACCCCGGTACCACACATTAGACTATACATAAGTTCTCCGAAGCGTTGCCAGCTGTTGAACAACATGAACTTACAGTTGTAGGCACAGAGGTTCTCACGTTTGACGGCCTCACCTGCCATAGCCAGCAGTCTCATCGAGGGCATGATAGCCTTAGACCTTATGGCATCCACGATCTGGTCTATGGTGGACTCGATCTTGAGGTCATGGAACCTCTCCAGCATAAAACCGTGGAGGCGATCCACGGTTTCATCCCATGTTTCCCTTCGTCCTTGCTCAGGATTCCACCGAGCATACTTCATCTGGTGGATTAACGTCTGGTAATCCATCGTTGGTTTGTCCATTGAGTTCTCCTAGGAATTTAATGTAGTCGTTGGGTAGACTCTCGACTATGGGCTGCAGGTTTCTTCTGTAGATTGTAGCCATTTTGGTCTGCAGTACATAGTCTGCTGTAGTCATCCCTTGACTAAGGAAGACAAAGTGTACAACCTGCTGGAGTTTCACTGGGTCAAACCCAAGTGTCTCCCACGCGTGGGTCAGCAGCTCCCTTGCACGCTTCTCGCCGATACCACAGCAACCCTTGTAGCCGTCAGCACTATCGCCAACCAAAGTCTGGTACAGCTGGAAACTGAAGCCCTCAGGCTCAGTGATCCATCGTAGTTTTCCAGAGATCGGATTGTAGTTCCACCCAGGTACCTGCAGGAGGTCTTTGTCCCGGGTGACTACCACGGTAGAGCCATCTGGTTCCTGAGCCAACCCGAGCACATCATCAGCCTCGTGACCAAGGGAACCATGGAGTTCCAACTGTGGATAGGTCTCACGGAACCATTGGCGGAGCTGGGTGATAGACTCGGGGGGTGGCTTACGGTGACTCTTGTAACTGGGGTCAAGAGTCCTACGGAAAGACTCACCATTGCCCATACTCCAGTACCACCCGTCGAGACCGAGGTCTTCACTGATGAACTTGAGCTTATCCATGATGGCGTCCTTGGCTTTACCCAGGTTTATGTCGCCGACGATAACCTCGGATTCCCCGAAGTCTACCTCGGTTACAGAGGTACCAAAGTGGTAAATCAATATGTCAATGTCAATGAGACCAATCATGGGAGCCTCTGGACTAAGTTCAGGACTCCTAAGTACACCAAGCCAAAGAACACCAGTCCCAACGTATAAATTGTGTTAAACATCAGACACCTCCTTAGTGTGTATCGGCCCAGGTGTTACCAACGTCACCGTTGCCAGCTAGGGGACACCGTAGGCCAAGTGTCACTCCAGCGACAGCTATAGAGTCAGCCGCCACAGTCTTCACTGTGTCCACATGCTGGGGTAACACCGCGAATTGCCACTCGTCATGGACTGTAAGCATAAACTCATAGTCCTTACCGGGGACTAACCCCCGTTCCTGTAGGGTACGATCGCACTCTACCTGAGCCACTTTCATGACTATGGCACCAAGCCGCTGGTTCAACTCATTGAGACAGCTGTGCTCTGACCGGAGTCGGAACATCTGACCCTGAGCATCCAGCAGGTAGCCCCG